CGTATTGGCAACCGCTGCCGCAAGCGCTCCACCGCTGCCCTTGAGCATTCCGCTGATGCTAGTGGTCAGCGTAATTGCTGGCGTTGTGGTGGCAGTGGCAACCGTACCAGCAAACCCGTTTGCACCGACCACAGAAACGGTCGTGACCGTGCCGGTGCCGGCGCCAGCAGCGTAATTTGGAATGTTGAGCGTTGTGCCATTAAATGTCGACGCGCCACTTGTGCCGACAGTCGTCAGCGCAATTGGACCCTGATAATCCGTGTTGACCACGGCATTAACCAAAGCGCCACCAGAGCCGGCCTTTTGAAGCGCCGTGCCTGCCGGTGGAGTTAGGTAGTCCGTATTGGCTACGGCAGCGCTGACGGTCGTGCCATCGCCTTTTAGAACGCCTGTGACTGTCGTGCTAAGCGTGATTGATGGTGACGTCGTTGCATTGGCAACCGTACCGGCAAGACCATTGGCAGAAGCAACGCTGACGGTTGTGACCGTGCCGCTACCGCCGCCGCCACCCGCCCCAGATGTTGCCCTGAGTGCCATTAGAGTCCCTCGCCTGGGGTAACCTCAAAAGCTCCAGCAGCGTCAGCTTGAAACCAAGCATTGGCAGGAATACCGCCAAAGACCTCAACCGAGTTTGGCAAAAACCCAAGCGTTTGCCGTTTAGGGCTTCCGGCTGTTGGCGCTGCTACCGTGATCGTTGGCGTTGGATTGCCAGGAGACGGTGCATACCAGGCTAGGTACTGCGCCGATGCGCTGGTGTTGCGAACCCGATAGCTGGTTGGGTTGTCGTTGTTGGTAGATGCGACTTGCACCGGAGACGTGCCGACAAGGTAGGTCGGGCCAAATGGCGTGAATGGTGAGTTATACATTGATCAACACCCAAGAAGTTGTTTCTTCATCCCATTGATACCGCTCGCCGTCCGTCGGATATGGCGCTGGGGCATCCCAACGGCACGTATTTTCATTCAACGTCCAGCTTGAAAACGGCTGCGGAGGAATGAAAGCATCGCGTTGAGCGTCGTATTTGTATCCAATACCTGCGTAATTTTTTCGAAACGGCTTCCCTTCCGGATGCTGACCACCCTGCGTGTTGTAGCTGGTGCGTTTCCAAATATTTCCGGTTTCAAGCAAAAGAATTTGTTCCATGCCCGATTTGACGGTTTCGTCCCAACCCGGAATAACCCGAATCACAACACCTTGATAATCAAGTTCAGCGTAATGTGCCATGTTCATTACCAAGTAATTGTGCCGGTACCGGCACTAAAACGATAAACCTTGTAGCCAGATCTAATGGTGGTGTTTGGAGTGGTTGAACCAGAAGCATTATTAACCCATGCGCTACCGTTCCACGATTGGGTGGTTAATCCAACGCCAATTGAAGAAAGATTCGCAAAGGTATCTGCATAGGCTAGGATCACAACACCAGAACCTCCTGCACCACCGGTGTCGCCGCTGCCACCGCCCCCGCTGCCGGTATTAACAGTACCAGCAGTTGCAGTGCCAGATGCCGCCCCAGCGCCTCCTCCGCCGGTCCCACTAGATCCGGGAGTTGAACTAGCAGTGCCACCACCACCCCCACCGGCATATGATGCGGCTAGGCCAGTGATGCTAGTCCCAGAAGTGTATGTAACGCCAGTACCGCCGCTGCCAGAAGTTGTTGTGTTAGGGACGTTTTGACCCGCGCCGCCTGCCCCGCCTCCACCGCCAGTTGCCCTTGTTGATGTGGTGGTTATACTGTCCCCGCCCTTGTTCCCTTGGGACGCAGTTCCGGCTGCTCCGGTTTTTGCAACGCCTGCTGGATTTGGAGCGCCTCCTCCAGAACCACCGGAAACACCTTCGCTACCTATAGCACCCCCACCGCCGCCGCCGCCACCAACAGTAGAAATAGAACTAAAAACTGAAGCGACACCGTTTGCTCCTTCTACAGGGCTTGCTGTTCCACCTGCTCCGCCGCCCCCAACAGTAACGATGTATCCGGTACCAGACGCAACAGCTAAAGTCGACGTTAAAAGTCCTCCCGCACCGCCACCTGCTCCGTCATTGCCTCCGCCACCGCCACCGCCAGCAACAACAAGATATTCAACCGATGTTGGTCCAGAAACGGGCAATGAACTTGTCCATGACATCACGCCAGCAGTTGTCGCGCTCAACACTTGACCATTAGCCGTAGGCAAAGCCGTTGGCAGCGTATAAGCCTGAGTACCGGCTACCGATGGCGCGGTCATCGTCACCGTGCCGCTAGTTGCGCCTCTGTGAACAGTTGACGAAAATGATCCCTGTGTAAACGTACCTGCCGCTGCTGCCGTCCCGCCAATTGCGGGAGGAGAAGCCAGATAAGCGCTAAAGCCAGTCCCGCTGACCGTTGAGCTTGCCGAAAGCGTCGTAAATGCTCCAGCTCCACCATTAACAACAAACGATCCGGCGCTTCCGGTGTTGACGCCCAATGCCGTAACAACCCCCGATCCGGTCGTTATTGTTGCGGGAGCTGCGCCAGCTCCACCACCGACAACCAAAGCGCTTGCCGCAAGCGCACTACTGGACGCCCAAGTGTTTGCGCCCGAGAAATAAGGAACGCCACCAGACGTTCCGGTAATCGTAAATGCCGGCGTTGTGGTTGGAGTGCCAACAGACACGATGCCGCCGGTCCAGCCGACTGACGTAACGGTTCCAGAACCGCCGCCACCACCCGCCGGCGTTGCCCAAGTACCATCACCGCGCCAGAACGTCGTGCCAGATGCGCCCGTGCCGCCATTTAGATTAGTGACCGGCAGATTGCCGGTGACGCCAGTCGAGAGCGGCAAAAGCGTCGCATTGGTCAACACAAGAGCCGTTGGAGTGCCAAGAGCCGGCGCCGTGAGCGTCGGGCTGGTCAGCGTTAATCCGGTGATGGTCCCTGCCGTAGCGCCGAGCGATACCGCGGTTGATCCAATCGTGACCGATGAGTTGGTCAGTCCGGCATTCGGAATCGTCGTGGATGCTGTCACAGCGCTTGCGCCGTTGGCATACATATAACCCGTCAGACCCGTGACGGTCAGCGTGGAAAACGCGCTCGAGCCAGATGCGGCAACCTTCTGCCAGGCTGACCCGTTATAGACCGCCCAATCGCCAATTGCCCAAGTGCTGATGCCGTTTAGGTTAGTCGAACCAGCCGTTGAGACAACGTAGTAAAACCCAAGCGTTCCAACACTCGATGTAAGCGTCGGAGTATTGGTCGACGCATTCCACGTGCCTTGATAGCTGTTGCTAGTCGTCGCAACCGTACTTGCAGCGGTGATCCGGCCTTGAGCGTCAATCGTAATCTGAGGAATGCCAATCGACGTGCCGTAGCTGCCAGCGGTGACCGCAGTATTGGCCAATGCAATCGTGCCGGTCGACGTGATCGGACCACCAGTCAGACCCGTCCCGGTTGCGACGTTTGAAACGCCACCAGCGGTTGATGCAATGGTGACCGTGCCGCCTGGCCCCGTGTCTGTCAGCGTGATATTCGTGCCGGCTGTCAGAACCCGCTCATTTGGCAGATCCAGCGACGCGCTTAAAGTTACATAGCTGTCGGTTGCCGATCCGCCAGAGCTAATTGGCTGGCCACCTGCGCCAACCAATGTAACAAAATTTCCGTTAGCGTCATAAGTGGCGCCAACTGGGACCACGTTCGTAGACGTGACTACGTTTACCTGATTTGTCTGCGACATTTTCTATTCCAAAATTAAAGAAAAAAGCCGACCCTTGTGAGATCGGCTTTCTCCTTATTTGCCCAACTTATGGCAGGAACGTGAGGTCGTAACCGTAGACAAACACGTCAACGGTGGCAGGGTAGGTCGCTGCCGTGCCGACGTTAAAGTATACGTTCTGACCAGTCTGAGCTGCCGTAGACGCTACAGTTCGCTGCGACACGACCGTGGAGCTGGTCAATGCGCTCAGGCTGGCATTCGCCACGATTGCGGTGCCGCTTGCGCCAGGCGCTGGAAACACGCCGGCCAAAGGGACGGTAGCCGTCGACAAGTTGGTCGAAGCGTTTGTCACGATGACGTTTGAAACGCTATAGCTGCCCGTGTTGAGAATCGGCAGAACGGTGTCACCCGTTACTGCCAAGCTGACTGACTGAGCCGATGCCAACAAACGCAGAGCTTGGTTTGAGCCAAGAACCTGCGGATGATTGGCAACGGTAGTTGCGGGTCCCGGATTCGCCATGATTAATTCCTTAAATCTTTGTTAATTAAGCCGCGACGCGGCAAGCCAATTCGGGATACAACATTGCCCAACCGTAAAGCACATCAAGACGGCAAGGAATACTGTCGTTATTGATTGTATACTGCCTACAAACACGAATGGACAAGCCGAGTTCTTTGTCCGATGCACGTCCAGCAAATACAACCCCCATTGGCAATTCTAAATCGGCGCAAGCCAATGTTTCCGCATTGCGATGGAGAATGATGTTTTGTGGGCTAACGGTGCCGGTGTTGTTGAACGGGGTAACAACAGCCGAGCTGCTGGTAGCCGAAACAAACACGTTCTGGAATTGACCAGCGGTGATGATTGCAGGAGAAACCGTAACCGATGCAGAGCCACCAGAAGCAATCGTCACAGCCGAAGTCACAACAAAGTTGCGCAGACGGTTTGTGCCGTATGGCTGGCGGTTTTGCGGGTTAACAGCGTAGACGTTCGCAATGGTGATCACGTCGCCCTGCTGAATCGGTGCTGCTGCTGTCGTTGCCGAGATGGTGATCGTCGATGACGATGCCCAACCAGACGTCAGAGAGCCGGTAAAGGTCGTTGTATTGGTCGAAAGGGTTGCAGTAGCGTATGAGCCAAAGGTCTGGCTTACCACGTTCTGATCCATCCTCCAGCGCATACCAGCCGAGTCGGTGCCCATCATGCCCTTCTCGTACTGCTCGCTGATTTTAGCCGAAGGCATAAACAGCCCTTTCAGCGAATCAACAATGGTGGCCGAGGTGAATGGCTCAACGATACAAGCACGACGACCGTCGCGTGGTGCGCCCTCTGAGTCCAGATAAGCCTGGCCGGTCAGGTAGGTCAGCAGCGAGGTCGGTGGAACGCCAGCGGTACCGACAATGTTGGCCACGTTGTTCTTGGCAAGCACCAAACCATCACGGTCAATCTTGTTGGCGATAGCAGCAACGCCAGGCTTGATCACGCGATCCGAGAACATATCCAACGACAGAGCCAAGTCAGCGGTGCTGAACTGGGTATCAACGTGGAATTGGGTATTCAGCGTGACGGGAATTGAAGTCTCGTTGAAATCCTCAACGGACAGGTTAGGTCCGGTGGTTCCGATAAACCGTGCTGGCTTACGGACGTTAACAGTTGCGCCAATCTTTGCACCGGCAACGGCGAATTGATCGTCGTATTCGCGATTGACTTCGCTGGTAAAGGTAAGTTCGTTTTCCAAGACCATCAACGCTTCGTTGGTGATCTTGCTGATCGTTAAAAGGGTATTGGCCATTTCATTTCCTTCGCGTCATCGACGCATTAAATCTGTTTACCTAATCTTGCCGGCTTGTCTTGCCGCTTTCCATGCTGCATATGTCCCATGAAATTCGCCTTTGGAATTCACGAGATTGTCAGCGGTTGCGTTGCTTGACTTGATAGGGTTGATCGGGGCTGGTGCCTTGCTTTTTACCACAGATCGCTCAGGCTTGCTAGTTTCAGATTTCTCAAACTTTGCTTCCAGCTTGCCAATGGCTCTCAACGCTTGAGCCGGCGTCAAATCATTAAAGGATCGGGCCTGATCTTGATTTGATGCAAGGTGATACAGGATTTGTGGTCCTACGTCTGACTCTAATATCGCGTCCCGAATGTGATTCGGCACAACAATATCGCTTGACGACACCATCTCATCAAAATCGTCAATCTCAACCTTTGCCGCTTCGAGCCGTTTGGTCCAAGTCTGTACGACTTTCGCCTGTTGCTCTTGCGCTTTCCTTTCCTGATCCTGCCGATCTCGCTCTTTGAGTGCCCTTTCAGCGCTAAATTCAGCCAATGCTTCTGCGTATTCAAAAGCATCGGTAAATTGATCCGGTGTGGGTTTGGCATCAGCAACAGGAGCCTGTCTCGGCGCCTGTCCTTGTTCCAAAGCCGCCAGCCGTGCTTCCAGCGCTTCCCTGGCATCACGTTCGCGCTGGGCATCTGCCCTGGCTTGCTCGCGTTGCTTAGTCAGCTCTGAAAACCGCGCCTTCAGCTTGCTCGGTTTACCTTCGTTCTCTATGGCTGGTGCTTCATCTTCTGCTTCTGGCTCATTCTCAACCTCGGATTCGATTGGCTCTGCGTCATCGGCAGCCTCAATCGTTTCTTCGGGAGCTAAGTTCAGTTTCTGTGCAAAAAATTCGGCTTGATTCTCGCTTGTGACAACTTGCGTCGTCTCTCGTTGTTCGCTTGACATGGATTACCACGGATTTACCCGATGAAGCGCACCGGTACGATTGCGTTTATATAACCCGTTTTTAGATTTGTGTCAAAGACTAAGTTGTGAACGGTGATTGGCCCTGGTCAATGTCTGACACAGCAAACTCAGCAGCCATCATTTGCTCAGCATTGCGACGTTCAATTTCACGTGCCAATGCGTCAATCGGCATATTGTGGATTAGCAGGTTAACCAG